GAATTGCATTTTAAATAAAAGACTAAACAAATATTCATCATGGAAAGAAATACAACACCCGCTAAGAAGAAATACGACCTTAGCGCAATAGACGAATTATTCAAAGACTGCATATCTCCCGAAGAATTACGGGAAGAGCTTATCGAACTGGTGTTTGATTACGCACAATACGTAGAAGAAGGGAGCACAGATTTGTTTAAAAACAATATGAGTACCATATACATACTGTATAGGGCGTTGGAGGGCGTGAAAGAATTAGACACACAGAGTTAATGCCCTACCCAATACGGCAAAGGGTATAACCCAATGAAGTACCTTCTCAAAACGTTCTAAAAAACATTCCATTGAAGTACCCTGAATATTAGGCAGAAATCGCTGTAACAAGTGAAATCTGCCTTTTCAAGCAATATGTCTATCCTATCTTTCATATCATCGCCTTATCATAAGGTCCCCGACAACATTTGCAAGAACATTCGAACCGAACCCACGCAGCCCATCAAGCTTTCCAACCATCCGAATCAGCATGTCTATCTTTCTTTCAAGTTCACAAAGGCGAGTTATCGTACATCCGGTGCTTAAAGTATCTCCTGATACGAAACCCCTCGTCTTTATCCTCCAGATTCTCCACCGCCTTTCTATAACAAGATAGGGCCATCTTATCGGCCGGCACTTCCTGGGGTGTCTTATACCCCATATCCTCGGATATACTTTTCGCATGGTCGGAATAAATCATGTTGGCTGTAACCCACAAGGCATAACTATTGTAATGCGGCTTGTCCTCCACTTGTCCCCCAAGACTTTTTACGGCATTGCAGAACATCTCATATCCCCAATGAAAACCTTTCGTGCCATCTTGATTGACAGTCCTCTTGTTGATATTCCCGGCCTCTCTCTCTGACAAGTAGTTATCCCAGCATACTGCTTCCAGATGGGAAAGCCACGTCTCGGCCATATCCGGATGCGCCACCGCTATCTCACGGAACATATATTTTTCGGCCTCGCCAAAAATCTTCATGTTTTTGGGATTCTTGCTGTCGGACATCTTTTCATAAAGGAGATTATAGCGCTCTATCATTTCATCTTTTGTCTTCATAATAATATTTTTAAGGGAGGGCTTTCGTCCTCCCTGGTTTATACTTCTTTATTCCCCCTTTTACCGGAACATCTTTTCGCCCCTTTTTCTTTGGCGCGTTCGGATAATCAAGCCGGAAAGGTGGCGGAAATAGTGACCGGAGTTGCAAGACTTACTCCAAACGCACGGTTACAGCACTTTATATTTTCCGGCGTAATCCTTGTGACAAGTGGCGTAATGGAGATTGAGGGGATTTCCCCGGCTGTACCGATAAATGCTACCTTAAACTGTTCCAAGAACTGTTTGGTAACACTACGGCAACTTCCTTTGGGAGTATAAGTAACAAGGGAAGCCGCGTTAACGGTTACTATCGTTTGTGTCCCTACTGTATACTGGTCGGCTACTGTAAAATTCACCAAGCCGGTGGGTTGCGCTCCGGCATTGACACAATATGCCTGGCACAGATTTTCCACTACATTAACCAAGTATTGTTGGCTGGTAGCAGCGATTGCAATTGGAGTTAATTGAATCATGATATTGTCTTTTTGTATTATTTATCTTCCGCATCTTCACCTTGCGAAATAGGTTCTTCTGTTAATACTTCATAGGAATTAGGAACGTCCTGGATAGGCAGATTATACCGAAGAAGCGATTTTAATTCTTCCAAATCTTCTTTCTCAAACTCGATTTTTCCCTCAAACAACGAAAGTCCCCCATTCTTTATAGCATCATCCACGACTTTATGTGCCAGTTCCGGTATGGCGTTATCCGGAACTCCTTGCAGATACCCTGCAAGCATAGGTTCAATCAATGATGAGGACAATCCGTTCAGTACGGGAGCTATCTCTTTGGAAATGCTCCACATTGGGCTGACCCAACCGGTGGAACGCACTTTCGCATCTATATTTGCAATAAACGGCAATTGCCCTAACCGTCCTCCAAGTAATCCCTGTATAGCAGGCTGTGCCCACTTATTGAGCACAGCCGCCAATTTTTGAGCGTTTGAAAACATAAGCTTGTGCGTTAGTTGTTACAACCGCAACATCCAGTATCACAAACCTTACGTTGAGGAACGACAAGCTCGCTTAAAGCTACCAATTCCGCAATCTGCTGTTTCATACAGCTTAAGGTGGCGGTATTGGTGCCATTATATACGGCCTGCTGCATATTGATTGCGTTCTGGTCTTCCTTGTTCTTGTTGACAATTGTCAGTAGGCGGTCATAAACATCCGCAAGTTTTTGGTCTGTGTAGGTGTTGGCTTTCAACAAGGATATTTCAGAATCCTTAGCTGCAAGTTTATCCATCATTCCCGCCTCATATCGGCTTATCGGTTTGTCTTCGGAGGTGATAACCTCTATCGGGCCTGCACAACCGCCATTTCTCACATTACCGCAACCGCCAAGAATATTCCCTGCATTCAGCCCCAAAAAAGATGCAATGCCGGCAGAAGCCCCAACCGTGTTGTAATTACCTTGTCCTTGTCCGGTGACATTATATTCCTCACCGCTCATTCCTTTAATTCTCATAACTTTAATATTTAAACTGTTTCAAGGCAACCCGATAAGGCTGCATGACAAAGAACGGGATAATCAATGTGCTATTATAGAAGACGTGAGCGGATTGTGAGCTAGTTCTGAACTAATTTCGTGCAGGTTGTTACGGATACTCCATTTGTTCGTTTTAGCAGCAAATCTATTCCGTATCCGATTAACTGATTGACGCGGCAATTTAGTCTGCCCGGCTATCTCTTCATCCGTCAAAAAGTGAGCAAGAATATGGATTAAGATGTAACGGGCATCTACACACTCTTCGCGGTTGCTTCCTAAAATATCAACCTCCCTTATTTCTGTATGGCGGCAAACCGCCGCCATTACCGTCTGATATAATTCCTTCATTTTCATATTTCTGCTTTAAAACATAAAAGTTCTGAAAACAAAAACACGGAAGCGTTGTTTATAAGGACAAAGCCCCAAAACAATACTGCCGTGTTGTTATTCCCTTGAAGTTTGCAGACAGTGAAGGGAAATGGGGCTTTCTTTTTACTCTAAGCCCCGAAAGAGTGTCAGCTACAAGCCAACTTCTACATCGTTAATTTCTTTCTTACCATACAAATAGATTATAACTTATTCCTGCGCCTACGTACATTCCACTCGGATAACCATACCCAGTCTGCAACCCTAATCCCCAACGCTTTTTCTTCGGCTTGATGGGAACCGGATGGTAGATGTCATTTGTCACCGTCTGATAAACCGTCTTCGGATACACAGTCATACTATCCAGTCGCGGGTCTACATATCCGCTCACCACCGCACGATACAGGCTATCTTCATACACAACCTTTCTGCGATGAAGCAAGGTATCACCTATACGTACAGTGTCATTCGGCAATATCTGCCAAAAGACCGCTATCGGTGCGGAGATAAGAACTGTATCAAGTTTGACAACCGTCTGTATCTTTGTTTCGGTACGTATTTCTGCCGGCAAAGGCTCGAGCCGGCGGAACCACGCCGCCACACAAGCGATGGCCAGCAATACAACTAATAGCCAGGGTAGTTTTTTCATAACCTCAACAAATAATGATTTACAACCATACCCGCACATATCGCGACAGCTCCACACAGCAAGTCTATTTTGCTCCACTTGCCGTTATAGTAGTGGCAACGGTCGCTGTTCTCCTTGATAAAGAGCATCAGCAGTGCAGTGCTGCCACCGAATACTATGGCGGTGGATAGATAGACCACCGCACCTAAGATGTTATTTCTCATATCTTATCCCAGTTTTGTTTTAGCCAGTTTATCTCTTCTTCGGTGAAGCTGCGGTCGGCGACTATGATGGTGCCATGGCAGCCGATATATGGTTCATTAAGTCTGTTATTGTTCAAACTAATACCGCCAATAAGTAATTGATTAGTATCTATTTCATTGCCTGCAATTAAATCTTTATCATTATATTTTTCTTTTGATTGAACAATTATTTCTTTTTTATTGGCAACAAAAGTGATAGCATTATATAAACCAAAGTTTTCTGCATATAATTTACGATATTCAATAGCAAAAGCTCCTTTATTTGCTCCTATACGTTTGGAAGCAAAACAGGAATTATTACCAATTTTAAACCACGTCCTCTCTGCCATCACCGTGTAATCCGTTAATATCGGGAAGCCGTAGCACACTGCGTACATCTTGCCGTCGTAGCAAAGCTGGTCGGGGTAGTCGGGGATTTGGGTGATGGTGATTTTGGTATCTTCTTTTAAAGATAGAGAAATAGAACAAAGTCTTCCTTCTTGCCCAAGTGAACAGCCTGGAATTGTATATATTCCATCGTTAAATATATTAAGTTCTTTATAAACACCATCGTTATTATTATATCCCAATCTTAAAAACTTAACTTTATCATTATAGCCTTTAATTTCTACATTGATAGAATTAATTTTAACTCCATATAATGTTAGGTTATTATTTCCATTAGTTGCTATAATATATTCAGGATGAACATCAAAATTTGTTTTACTCCATGTCGTAAAATCAGTTTGATACACTCCCATCCCGCTATTCAGCTTACCCTTACCACCATACAAATAGGCGTGGTTGCCGTTGCCGCTAAAGTCTTTTAGAATAGAAGTAGGAAGCTGGGTGATGGTGATATTACATTCACCGATAAAATTAGTTCTTATATTTTCTGTCGTATCAATGTCATATATACCATTTTCACTAATTGTATATTCTTTATTGTCTCCAAAGAATATACCTTGACCATCTTTTAATCCATCTATTTTAAGGCGTACGCTAAATGTACCATAAGCATAAATTAGCGGATTTGAATTTAAAACATTGGTGATTGTAATAGATTTGCTTGTGACATTAGCAATAACTCCTTCTTTATTAACCACCCATGTTGTAAAATCTTCCGCATACGACTCTATCACATCGAAATTCGTCATACCCTGCTTCTTCGGGTCGTACCAAGCCTTGATGTGCTCTTTCATACCAGCGGGCCATGAAAGACCGCCACCGCCCGAAGCGGACGGGAAACCGACAGACGGTATACCAATAGTAGGAATACCGATTGTCGGGATGCTGATGTTGGGGATAGTGATTGGGTTCATAGGCTATCCCTCTTTAATCATTTTGGCTTCCAATACTTCGGTAGCACTCTTGATTGTGACGTTTATGCCATTCGCTATCCCTGCGATGCGGAAAATAGAGTCGGAGGCATCGTTGTTGTCACGCACGTTAGGATACAATGTCACGGGCTTCATGCCCTCGATATTGGCAAATACAGTCACCATTCCGCCCTTGTTCTTTATCTGTATGGTAACGGGATTACCGTCACTGACAAACGTTGCGTAATACGCTGTTTTGCCTTCTTCTTGTTGAAATGATAAAACTTCTGCTGCCATGATGTTTACTTTTTAGAGTTATTCAAATAGTTCACAATTCCCTGCACATGCAAGTCCACTATTGCCCGTTTGCCCTCTTCCGATAATAGGAAATCAACATCTTCCTTATTGTCTTGGAATAGGTTCTCTGTAAGGACTGCCGGGCACTTCGTGTGCTTCAAGATGTAGAACCCGCTTTCCTTATCAGGGTCGCCATCCGTCATATCCTTGCGTATCTTCATACCCGGCAAAAGTCGTTCGGCTGCCGCATATAAGCTGTCAGCTAATTTATCGGCTTTCGTCTGACCTGCCGAAGTCCACGCTTCCCAACCACGTGCCTGCATCCATTCAGAGCCGCTTCCCGCTGCATTACAGTGGATAGATACGAGGATTGTGTCACTTGCCTTGTATTCGTTCGCCCTACGGCAACGCTCCGATAGGGGAACGTCTATTTCCTCTTTGACGATACGTTCTGCGTCAATGCCTTTCTTTCGCAGCTCCGCTTCCAATCGTATGGCAATCTCACGGGTATACGCATACTCTTTCAATCTTCCGTCCGGTGAACACTTGCCCGAAGTGTTACTTCCGTGCCCGTTGTCAATCAATATTTTCATTCTGCACATCCTCCTTGAAATATTTGTCATAAACGAAACGAGCCACCCATCCGGCAACAACACCGACACCGAATGATACAACAGTAGTCAGGTTCACCCAAAACGGTGTGTAGTGCATGTAAAGCATAACTCCCACGATGATAGCGATAACAATCGCTGCGATAATCAGTTTCTTTTTCATTTTGTTACTCCTTATTTATTCATGTTATTAAAAAATTCAACCTTAACCTCATCTATAGCTGTTTTGATATTGGCATAGGCACGTGCATTATTGGCGCCGATAGGATTATAAATTTCCGACTCTATTATATCCGAAAACTTTTTGACCCAATCCGTAGACATAAACTCACTGAGCCTTTTCCCGCGATGAATAAAGTTGTCGAGTTCAATACTCCGCTTCTTGATTATGGCATTACAACGCGTTTCTATCTTTCTTCTTGTCTTCTGCTTATCATCAATATTATTCTCATCACGTACATTGCGGACCAGCCGGCACAGCCTTTCACAATCAAGGTCAAAGAAGTTGTTGCAAACCGAATTTATCTGCATTTGAGAAATAGGCTTCAATCCCTCGTTAATATCAGATAGAACCTCATTTTGTGCTTTGGTTTCCACGAGCAAATCATTTATCACCTTTTCCTGCCTGGTTATCACATTATCCACCAAATGTTTGAACCATTTGAATATAAAGAACCACATTACACCGCATATAACCAAAAAGAAACCTGCGGCAACAGCCATCATTCCGAAATCACTAATCCCCTTACTTGTTTGAAGGGCTGCGTTTACAACTTCTGTACTCATCTTATCGTTATTTGTCAATTATTCCTATCTTTGTGTCTCTTATCAAATAAGCGAACTACTGTCATTCCGTTTTGCTCGTGAGAGTAGGACGGGATTTTCATATCTTACCGTAATAGCGGAACCATGCACCCCATTTGCGTTCTTTCAAGTAATTCGGATTATCCTGGTTGAGTTTGGCTTCCATTTCAAATGCGCCCGCTCGATAGGCGTTTTTATTGACCTTGCCATCCCCAATCTTGTTGTCTGTAAACAGATGGTACACGAAGCTTACAAACCATTCTGCCAAATAAAGAATGTAGTAGAATAGCGGGATAAGTAACAACCACCATGCACTGACATGGAATGCCAGCAATACGGACGGGATAGCCGCTATCTCCATGCACTCGAAGAACTGTTTCTGATGTATCCGTTCATGGCGTATGGTTGCTTCGGACAGTTCTTTCAGCTTCGTAAGGATGAAGCCGAAGAGCATTATAGTTGTGTAGCCGCCAAAGAGGATAAGTTTGGCAAACCAGTTTTCGTAAAATACTTTTACTCTCATAATCAAAAAAGTAAACACTTTGTTATTTTATTAATATTATTGTTTTACGCATTCATTAGAACACAACCCAAACCGAAAATCCCTGTACTATCTGCAATATCAAATACACTATCGCCATTATTAACGACAGAATCAGTTATTTCTGTAACAAAATTATTGAATATAGACACCTTTTGTGTAATAGCTCTTATTGGAGTATTATCTTCATTAAAAAGACTAATAGCAGTAGGTGCTTTAAATGAATACCATTCGATATATTGTTTTTTTATTTCAGTTCTTACTGAATCTCGATATAAATAAATAGGGATACTACTAAGATTGCAAATAAGAACAAGTTGTATATTAATTCCTTCATGTACTAAATCATCTGCAAATGTAATATTATCAACAAGTTGTTTAATATCAAATTCTTTTCCCGCAATCAGCTTATCTCCAGCAAATAACCCTGAGGTCAATTCTCCTATTTTTAACATAATCATTATCCTTTAATCGGTTACACAATATGCTGTATTGGCATCCTTAGAGCCAATAGCCTCGTACTCGGCAGCGGTTTTCTTGGTGAGGGTGGTGAGGTTGTCGGAAACGAGTATATCTTTTACTACGAAAAAATTTGTAGCAATTGAATTCAATGCAATAAAAATTCTTTTTGTAACTAAGCTAATATTATTTGCATCGGCAATAGAAGTATAAGTATAAATAAACGAAAGTTCATAAGTTCCATTATCGGGATTGCAATATGTGTGACTCGTACTTACTTTAAAGATTTCTTTTTCTGTAATTTTTAGGAATAAAATATTATCACTTAATAATCTCTGTATAATATTTTTAAAATTATCAATGCTTCCAAATACAAGATTTATTTTTGATTCGGCTTCTCCTGCTTTAACTTCTTGATTTGAAGTTAACTGTTGGTGAGCTTCATTTGTAATCGTAAGCAAAATGTGTTTATCATCCACATACTTCTTCGTTGCAGGCTGGTAATCGCCCGTAGGGGTGAATGATGAAGTGTTGGTCTTGGTGAGGACGTCGGATTTTTCAGGAACTTCCGCCCAATCCCCATTCTTACGACCGTATGCCTTTCCATCAGTTGGCGCTTCATCTATGCCGCCTATCTTCCCCTGGCTTATCCATTCACCGTTCACCCATGCGTAGTAATCATAAGGAACTTCCGTACCTACGGCCATGAACCCGTCAACTGCCGAACCATCAGGAACGGCGGATTTCAAGGCTTCAAGGGTGGCGTATTCGCCGGCTACCTTAAATGATTTCCCAGGTTCTCCTTGTATACCTGGCTCGCCTTGTTCTCCTTTCAAAAATTCTAAAGGATAATTGACCACAGAAGCTTCACTGTCGCTTCCTGAAGGTTTAAATGCAGGCAATGACGTTACATCATCCGCTTTGTCCGCATTCGGTACTTCATTAACCCCTATGGAGTTAGCCATAAGGCGGGCAACTATTTCCTGATAATCCTGTTCTGTCCAAGCCATAATTATTCCTGTTTATCGGTTGCTTCTTCCGGTTGATTGTTGATAGCACGATTGAGCGCGTCAATAAAAAAAGGTTTGCAAAAAGCATTTGCATGCTCTTGTATCAAGGATACTTCTTCATCGGTATACTCTGTCTCTTCATTGGAGTTGTATATCTTCAAAGCGAGTGCATGCGATGCGATACCGTTACCGTTCCGGTATAATACATTCGCAAAATTCTCTCTACAATCTATATTTTCACAATGCTTACGGGTAATGTCCGTAGCAATCAGTAATTGTTTAAAATTTATCTTTTTCATTAACTTGGGTATGATTTAGTTAATCTTCCATCTTTATAAAAAGAAAGTCCGTCGATACCAAGAGACACTTGGTATCTTGACCCACTTAAATTTGAAATCATTGACAATGACCCTGCAAAAAGGGTGGTAGACGCAGTTAAGTTGCCATCACTTGCTATATTGTCCAATTTTAATCTTGGGTAAGTAACAGAAGTACCTCCGCCTCCACTATCAAGGAATGAAATTCCACCCACATCATATCCTTTTGAATTATAAAATTTTAGGCTGTTTGAATTTGGGTTTATTTCTATTTTTGTACCTGACGAAGCGGTTGATATTTTGCCAACAATGCTAACATTCCCATTTTCGTCTATCACCAAAGAGTTGTTAGGAGTTCTTACATTTTTAAACACCCCGCTGTTTGCATTTATCTCTCCCGTAAAAGAGCCGTTATGACATTCAATAGAGCCATCTTCGTGTATCTTGATATTTCCATTGGCGGTAATTATGCCTTCCAACTTAACATGTTGCGACTTTAACGTTATACTTTCCGCCGACACATTAAACAAGGACGAAGCTTTTACTCCATTTTCAAACTCCGCAGCAGCCCAAATCTTGACACCATCCGCAGTGGTTAACCATCCCGCGCTTTTGCTTTCAAGATTGGATGTTCTTTTTGCCACAGCTTCAATCTTTTCATTGGTTTGGCTTAGCTGGGTCTCGAACTTTGTTATCATATCCTCGTAGGCATTATCGGTCAATGCCAGCGAATGTATGTATATATCCCCCGTAAACTTCAACTCGAAATCACCCGTTCCGTCCCATGTGCCGGAATACTCCTTCATTGCGTATTTCTCACCCGGTTCAAGACGTTCGGTGAAATGCAGGTTCTGACCGGGAAATCCTATTGTCAGCGTTCCGGCTGTAACTACCCTATACCGGAAAGAGATAAAGAACTTCTTCGGTTCTTCCCCTTCCTCATAGGTAGGCTTATTGGCTAAATCAGCATTTGACTGTTTAATTCCGGAAGAAAGAATACGAAGCACGTTTCTATCCCCATCTCTGATGATGGCAGCCATAGCATCCTTACGGGAATAGAACTCCCCATTCACTAATAAGAACTTTCCGTTTACAGTAAAGAAACGAACATCGTTCTTTGTCTCCCAACCGTTCGTATTGCTTGCAAATGTCGCATTGTACAGGTAATTATCCTTTGCCTGCACCTCGTCAAGCACTTTGGAGATTTCAGAGTAAATCAAATCTTCCAATATCTTGAACTGGGTAAGGATATTCACACCCGTTTTCAAGATAAAGTCACCAGTAACTTTATTTCCATTAGGACTGAAAGCTGTCACTTCTTTACCAGCCAAAGAATAAGAATCAATCCCTGCATATTGACGGAAGCTTGGAGTATCATTCCCGTATGCTGCCAATACGATGGCGTTCTGTCTGGTCTTATCCGTCCGGTTACCTAACTGTACAATGTCATCGCCTGCTTGTGGTGCGGCAGACCCCGTGTCACAGTCGCTCTTCGAAAGGTCTATGTAATTGTCACCTACGCTTGTTACCAGCCGCCAATAGTAGGTATTAGAGACGTTCTCATGTACGCCTGGCTTGATGTTGAATGTCTGGCTGCGGGCTTGGTCTCCTATTACAAATTCCTGAACAATGGTCTTTTCCCCGTCTGTGTTCTCGAAGTAACAGCGGTAAAAGGTATCGTATTCCTCTACCTTAGAACATGACATGGATGCGGGAGAAAGTATTATCTGACCGCCAACCTGGCGTAATCGCTGTATCAGCAACTCAATAAACGTGGCACTTTTGCGTGCCAGCATATGGTCTACTTCCAAATAGCTGTCGCCCGTCTTGCTGTCTACTTTAATGACAAAGCCTTCGCCGAGAGCACCGGAAGAAAAGTTCATGGACTGGATGTAGTCTGAAAATAATCCGCCTAAGAACTTTATTAAAAATCCAGCTTCGTCCGGTCTGTCTTTTCTTATAAAGAACTTGGATAAAGCCTCTATATCAAGAGCCTTAAAGTAGACAATTCGGTCGGCGGAAGTCCTGATGAACAGTGCTGGGTCGGCATCTGCGACGCATATATATATTTCCCCGAGATTCAGACCTTGTAAATGCTCTTCATCACTCGGAGATAAAGCAGGGGGAGCTGCCTGATTGTTTTCATTAAGAGCATCACCAAACCATAATATTTTACTAAGCCTTTTTTTCATACCTCAACCTTATCAACATTAGTAAATGCAGCTTTTTCTGCGCTGAATTGCAACATCTCTCCATCTTTGGCGTGGTCTATCAGGAATGCGGGGAAAGAGGCGGAAGAACCAGCTTCAGGAGAGCCGCCAATACCTGCAATATCGTTATTCTGTAATTCAAGAGCCATATTTATATGGAACAACTGGCTATCTTCAATAACTTGCGTCATTTCCGGAACAGAACTTTCCGAACGGACATATCTTGTCCCGTCAATTTCCACCATAGAAAGGCATAAAATACGGTTTATGTGTTTTGCAAACCAATAAGGGACACCGTTTGAATTTCCTATTGTAAGATTATATACATCATAAGGTACTGCGTATAATTCTTCTATCTCTTGCATTTGGTTGCGATATTGCTCATTATCTATTCGAGGGGAATATCCTCCAGGTTTAAATCCTGCTTCCACACGAAAATTAAATACTTGCTGAATATCATCTACCCAAAATATGTTATCAAAAGCGGAGTTATTGCTTTTATGGGAATAACGGATAAGCACAGTTTCCTCTAACAAGTCATCAGAGGAGCATACGATAAAAGGTTCTGATGTATCTTCGTTGATTGTAACCGTATATACGGCATCCTCCAAGTCTCGAAGAATGGCGTAATACATCACTACATTGTCATTATGATTATATGTGGAAAGTGATATTGGTGTAGAATTTCCTGCGGCAAGATTGTTCAGGCTCGCTGAAACTTCCTCAGAAGCATTAGTGAATACCTGTATATGGATTTTATCAGAAGCGTGGAACTTCTGAATATAGTCCATATCAAGCCCAAACTTATCTTTTACAGGTGAGAAAAAAAGAGGGCAAACATCACCAACTTTTACCATGTCTTTTCGTCCTTTTATAGTGATGTGCAACTTCACACATCATGCGCAAATATACATACTATTTAGACCAATTCCAAATAATACATTGTAAAATAACGAGTGCCTGATAGACTTATATGAAATCTCCTCATCTATTAATCCACACTCTTGACTATCAAAGAATATTTTACCGCTTCCGGTCGTCCATAATTATAGCTTGCACTTTTTACGTAGCCTTTATAGATACGCCCGTTCTTTTCCACCCGAATGTAACCCGTCAAGTCTGACGGTATTTCCAAATCTCCGGTCTTGACGGAAAGTTCTCCTACTGTGAACAGTTTGTTTCCCAATACAATACTCGACCTTTCGCTAACTCCATTGATTGTCACATCACTGTTACCGTCAGATGATGTAAACTCCAACGCGTTGGCAAAAGCACCTATATACCTTGCGTTTGCTTCAATCATAAGCCTTTGGGAATACATGGCATTGAACATAGTAGAAGGAGATATGACACCGGATATTGTATATCCATCCCTTACAAGCTTGTATTTTTCTCCGTCAAGTGATGCTCCAACAAAGAATATATCATTATCACTGTCGCTATCAGTCGTATCTTCACCTCTTTTTTCCGCAAGAAATTCCATACCATAAGCATCGGCTCTATATGGGCTAACTAATTCCAATACGTTATCTGTCAATGTAATGCCGGTGGTGTATTCATTGGTAAAGCGGAATTCATCGCGACCATTTACACTGTCGTAATCCTGTTTGTCATACCCGACTTTTACCCCCGAATAAACCAGTCCGGCATTCACATTGTATTCCAAATCGGAAGTGCTGTCCTGCAAGTCCTTTATTTCTGTATCTTGGAATAAAGTATCACGATGAACAAATGTCACCTTCTCGTCACCGATTACAGGGACAAACCCAAATTCCGCGCTCATCCAATTGGCGAATTTGGTATAAGATGTATATATTTTGGCATTGGGAAGTCCTCGTATGCTTTCTGCCGGAACTATCATCGCCATGTCTAAACGCTCATCTACTCCGGTGGCGATTTCACCCGTTACATTGTTCTTATCAGTTATAGACCTCAGTAAACGGTTAAGCAATACTTTAGGACTGATACAATCTATTTTTACAGATTTTCCACGCTCGGAAAAACTTATATTTAACGGTGTGTCAAGACTGTTGAATTTAAAATTAACGGGAAAATTTTGATATATAGGGTCAGATTTTGCAAGTGCTATATTGAAATTAATCATCTCACCTGGAGATATTGTCAAATTCTCATCAATATCGACAGTGTATGTATTAAATGTTTGAATTGTAGCGGATTGATAATATATTTTAAGCTCTTTACTATTTTCATTATAAGAGGAAAGCCGTATATATATCGGGAAGGATACGCCTGGTCTCTGATACGTAATGAATACACTGAATTTTACTTTTATTCGTATGGTCAAATCCCTGTCAGATATATTTTTGAACAGATATTCTCCGAATAGACTTTCCGTACTTTCAAATCGGTTTTCAGCCGTATCAAAAACCTCTACAATGTCCTTTGTCGCAATTTCCGGTTGTCCTAACATATAAAAAGGAATAGTATAATAAGCATTAGGATAAGCAGTCATTACATGGGAAACATTAGGCTCCTCTGCGTCACTTGGTATAGACCATTTTATATCACTGTTCATCAACAATCTGTCATAATCCAAAGGTTGGGACTCCTTTATTTCTTTTACCGGATATTCATACTGCGTGCCTTTCTTTGCTTTAATCAAGCTTGCGAGACTGTTGTCGACGGCATTTATTTCGCACGTCGTATCATTGTAGGAAAATGTGGAGTAGTCCAAAGCGCATCTGAACTTTTCATTTAACAGCCATGAGTTATTCCGGGTATAAAACACGAGTGTTGCGGATGAGTTCAGGTAATTCGACAAATATTCTTTCAGCAATAGCGAATAAGCGCCGTTGGCAAACTCAAATTTTGTGGAAAAACTACGAACAACTCCGTCATAATCCCCTCTCTTGAAAGACATCTCTACATCGTCCCAATTAACAAGCTCATTTGTGGCGTCATATGTCATTCCGCCTATCAACAGTTCACATCTGTAATACATATCTATTTCTTTTTTGAAGTTGAACGTATCATGGCATCTATGTCATCACACATACGCCTGACCATATAGGCATATTCTTTGGCGGAGAACGTGTTTTCATCAATGTGCATTTTTACATGAGACATTAAAGAAACGCGTTCTTTGGTAAAATATTCCCTATCCATTTTTATTTTCCCTATATCCGGAGATGTTTCCTGCAATTTTGCAAGGCGGTAATTGTCAGAAGCGGAAACGCTGCTTATCCGGTTCTTTATCTTATCATGTTCGTCCTCTCTGAATTTATAACCCAAAGCAGACATGACTTCTACAGCATCACTCCAGTTTCCGGAAGAAATGAGTTCCTGACATATGGCAAGGCAGTTTAATCGGATTTGAATTTTCAGCACTTCATTTTTCCGGTTTATTTGGGCGGAAACAGACTTTCCCCCTATTATTGATAAGTATTCATTGCATAGCTTCTCGGCCGCCAAAGCCTTTTCTCTGATACTATATCTTCCGCCTTGAACAACCTTATCAATATCCCCCAGGAATATGTCTATAAAGCGGGAAAGGCATATTTTGTTTAAGTCATTATATATCATATCTTATACTCTGCTTGAAATCCAATTATAATCCGCAATATGGTTGGCTTTCTTCATAATCCGACCAATGTTCTGCAATTGTTTGGTATTGCTTTCCATCTTTCTTTCAAGTCGGCTGTAATCGTTGTTTACATTAACAACAATCCCCTCTTCTCTCATATTCTTTAGCTTTTGTTCCAATAAACCATAATCCGATGTAAGTCCTCTACGGTCATAAATATATGATAAATCAGGGATTACCTGCGCATGCGCCGGAAGGTCTACCAATGTCGGCTTATCAGGAGTGATAAAAAGCCCGTTATTAGTTACGATACCCTCTTTCTTGCCGCCATCACCTACTATTGCCAAACCGCCGGGATGGTCTTTTGTCCCTTTGGCGTATTTGGGAATGGGCTGGGCTATTATGGTCGCCAAGCTAACTGCTCCTTGTGCTATAATTAATGGGATTATCCCAGGAGCAGCGAATGGATTAGTCCATGCTTTCATTATAGCTAAAGATGTAGCCATTATCGTTTGTATAATATTGTTAGCCTTGTCAAACTTTGCTTGCTTCTCCTGCAATGCGGCTTTTTTCTTTTCAAGCTCCGCATTTTTCTTTGCTGTTTTATCCTCCGCGGCACGTTTACGAGCTTCCGCTTCTTCGGTGGAGATTGCACCATTTTCTTCAAGTTTTTCTATTCTTTCGACTTCTCTATCATATGCTTCATCATTAGCATCTTGTTCAGCTTCCACTTCTTCCATCTTTCTTTCAAAAATAGCAGTTCCCAAATCTGCAAATCCTCCCAGTAAATCAGATATAGCTTGAATAGTTTCTGCTATTTTATCCATTTTCCTCTTGTTAGCTTCAGCTGATTTATCTACTGCGTTTATTTCTGCATCCCTAACCTTTTCTGCAAGGGCAATTTCAGCTTGTGCTATCTTTTCTTTCAATTTTAATCTATCTTCTTCCGATAGACCTGGTGTATTTAGTTGTTCTTTGGCTAAATCAATGGCTAATTGTGCTTGCTTTATAGCATATTTTTCTGTTATTTCCTGCTTCTTCCTTTCATAATCTTCTTTATTTATTAAACCTTGAGAATATTGTGCAGCTGCTTCATCTAATTCTTTAGACATTGCAGCATTTATAATAACCGATTGAAAAGAATAAGATTCTTGTATTTTCTTATTCTTTTCAGAGGCGTACCTTTCTTCTAAATCTAATCGTTTTCTTTTGTACTTCTCATCAACAAGAAAAACATCTTCTCCGTTTTTTATAGCAGCATTTATAGCTTGCTCCCTTTCGTTATCGAGTAATTCCAATCTTAATCTATATTCTTCTTCGCTCCCTTTTTTTACAATGTCTAATTTATGTTCAATTTGAGACTTTTCTTTATCAAGTCCATAGGATAATTGTTTATCTTCCAAAGCTTCTTGCATTGCTTTTGCAAGATTTTCTCTGGTTGCTTGTTCTTCCTTAGAACTGCCTCTAATAGCTGCAATTCGCTTGTTATAATTCAATGATATTTTAGCAAGTTCTTTCTCTAATCCCTCATCCATTAAATCCAGTTCGGATTGTTGTAAAGCTTCACGAATGCGAATACGCTCTTTAGCGGCTTTTTCCAAAGCTTTCTTTTCTTTATCCGTTAATATTCCATTATTGCCAGCATCGGACGCGTTACTCCCTGCTAAATCAATTTTATTAAGTTGGTTTATCAATGATTCTGTAATAGACGATATTGCTTTTTTACCGGCAGCGGCTTTAGTTGCAACATCAATTTCCTCCTTAATAACACTATTTGTTCTTTTCCATGAAGTTAGAATAGTAAAAAAACCTCTATTTTTTAATTCATCTTCCAATTTATTGCGGTTGGCAATAGCTAATTGATAATCAGTATTTTCAAACTCAAGTCTTGATTTCAAAGTTTCAATGTATTCTTCTTTAGCTTTTATGGCGGCTTCATCGGCTTTCATACCAGATTGTACATATTCTTGATACAAATTTTGCATGTTTCTTGCATTCTTTTCAAGAATATTGGATTTAGCCATTTCATTTTGAGCCATAGCAACTGCTCTATTGTTATAATCATCTTGTAGCTGATTGGCGTCCTTTAATTGATTAGCTACATTCCTAATACCTCTTGCAAAAAAATCAATAACATTCTTTGCTGGCCCAGTGGATTTTTTGAAAGATAACATAAATGCTTCCCATGCCGAAGACAATCCAAGAATTGCTCCTTGTACATTATCCCCCATAGTATTTGCCATGTTCCCAAGTTCTTCTTCAACTCCTGTTATCTGTTCTCTTAAAGGGATAAGCGCATCAATATTAGTAAGCAATGTATTGAATTGAGCCACACTTCTTTTATCAGTGAGTTCAAGCGTAGTATTTAAATCCACACCTTGCTCTTTTAACTTCTTCAACCCATTCACAAGTTCAGGCAATGTTTTTACCGCTCCACCTAATGATTTAGCCAATAGTCCATTACTATCAGCAAGATTAAGGAATATATTTCTTAAAGCTGTCGCGGCCATAGACGCATCAAATCCAGAGTCTGCCAATTTCCCTAATAAGGCTAAAGTATCTTCTATCTGAAAATTGAAAGCTTTTGCCACTGGACCCACAATAGGCATCGCTGTTTGCAAATAAGAAAAAGACAAAGCGCTCTTGGTTGTAGCAACAGCCATTGCAGATACATATCGTTCCGTTTCTGATGTGTCTGCATTAAACATTCTAAGTGCAGCACCTGCAAGAGCTGCTGCTTCTGGCAACTCTGCGCCAGTAGCTTGGGCAAATTTTAAAATACCCTCCGTTGATTGCAGAATTTCATTTTTAGAAAATCCCAATTTAGCCAGTTCTATTTGTAAGGCAGTAGCTTGTGATGCTGTATATTTAGTTGCCGCACCTAATCGTTGAGCATCAGTTGTCAAGTCTTTTATATTTTTAGATGTAGTACCTAAAATTGCTGCTAATTTGCTATTTGCAGCTTCAAAATCAACAATAGATTGAGCACCTGACTTAAATAAACCTATGAGCTTTTGAAACCCACTGATAACAGCTTGTGCTCCAACCATTCCCTTTACCATAGAACCTACCCCAATTCTAACTTCATTGAGTCCGCCTGCTACATTTGACCTTAAGATATTTCCATATCCTTTGGCGACAATTCCTAAATTTTTAAACGTCTTATTTCCGTTTTGTAATTCGACTATTGCAGCCTTTATTTCGTTCTTATATGCCCCAATAGCCATCTTTTGCTTAGTATATGAATCAGTATTTCTGCGTATATACTCTGTATTCTTAGCTATCTGATTATTTAATTGCTGACGCACTTTGTTGTCTTTATCTTCTGCATCAGTAACTTGGGAAACTGCAATGCGAAGCAGTTTATTTTGCTCTTTTGCCTCATTAATAGAATGAACCTCTTTATTTGTCAAAGCAATAGCTTCTTGCGTGGTAATTTTAAGTTTCTTCTTTTCTTGATTAAGCATCTTTTGCTGCTTTAATCTTTCCGTTTCTACTTTAGCCGCTTTTAACTCTGCTTGCGCATTTAAATCATTTGCTTTAGCCTGCTCCAAAGCTTCTTTTGTGGCTTTTTGGGTCTCCTCTGCAATGTTTTTTAAAAGAGCCTTATATTCATTTTGGATGTTAGCAAGTTCTTTCTCTGTTGTAATTAACTTTTTTTGAATCTCTTCAAATAATCTTGCCTTATTAGTCAAGTCGTCATAATTAGAAACCGGAATACTATAAGATTTAGCCAGTTCTTTCCCTAACTCCGCATATGCTTTTTTAACTTCCGTAAATTTATTAGTCAGGCTGGTTAGTTGATTTAAAGCTTTATCGCTTACTACATCGGTAATTACAAACTCGTTTGCCATAAGTCCTAATTTTGAGTGCCATGCAACATCACATGGTGATACAAAGATATTGAATTATTTATAATTTTCTAAATAAGAAAGGCAAAAATGAAAATCATAAAAGGGAAGAGAAAAAGAAAAAGCCAGACATTACATCTGGCTTTATTATTTGGAAATAATCTTAAGAATACAATTAGTATATCACTGCATTTCCACTGATTATATATACCGGTAAATTAGACCTACCCTTTTCTATTTTTTCAATACTAAACGAAATAATCCCATTTGCGCCCATCTCTTTGGCTTTATTAACTGCGGATGAAATCATTCTTTCATAAGTAGGGACATAATATTTTCCAATAGATATGCTTCTTTTTTCATGCACATAGTTTCTATCTTCTTTTTTTACTTTATTTCCTGAATGAAACTCCAAATATATTGGACCTACGGGAGTAAAATCCTTATTCCCAATTTCAGTAGGATTAATTACAAAGTTAGGGTCTTTGACATATTCTCTATAATCAAGGGAATATCCTATTTCATAATAAGTGCTCTTACATGATGTTACTGATAGCAAAATCAGAAACAAAAATAATAGTTTTTTCATAAGCCTTTAAATGTTATCAGATTTTTTTATGTTACATAAAAGATATTTGTTTTAAGTTTTGTTTGCAAAGTAATTCCTAATAAATCATTTTGACAATATTTTTAACGGAAATCTTTGTAATTTAGACTGGTTATAAATAGCTTATCACTTCTTTTTCCCAAATAGTTCAGAGTGGCTTCCAAGTCTAAGAAGTTCAATCCCCGTCTGTATCAAAAGATAATTATGCTTTATATGGTGTCCCATTTTCATAAAGAAATTCAGGAGCAATGTCCGCACCGTTTGCCCAAAATACTGTACCGTCAACCCCGTAACGCTCAAACTCGCTTTCATCTTTCAGTTCCTCGAAAGCCGGATATTTCAGGAGTGGCGTTAAATCTACTTTTCTTCTTTCTCCATTGTTGAACGTACACAAAAGAGTGTATTTACCCATATATTCAGCGGATTCTACTAATAGTATCATAACCTTTATTTTTAGCGTTTAATCTTTTCTATTTTCTCACCGTTTTGCGCCTTTTCCCAAATTTCAAGTAATTGCGCTTCGTGGGTGTCTATATATTCATTTATCAGTCGGATAGTCTTTGCTGTTCCCTTACCTTCTACCATCCTATCTTTGATAGTGATAGTAAACCAGTTGCCACCGTCTTTAATGTGCAGGTGTGGTGGGTTGTGGTCTTGCCCGTACATGTATATCAGAATACCCCGAATAATGTCTATTGCGCTCATGCCTTTTCTGTTGTTGTTTTGAATGAGCCAAAATCTGTCGTATCAATAACCCCGGCATATTTACCGGAACGCGCTTCCTTAATGGCTGCAACCGTCTCTTCATTAGGTTCTGAATACATTGCATCCATTAAAGTGCTCTCTACAAAATTATTCAAACTCCTGTTCGCTTTTTTGGCATGTTCCTGCAAGATTTGCAATAAATCCTCACGCAAGCGGAACGAAGTTTGTTTTCTTACTACTGCTTCCATATTATTATTTGCATTACATTGTATTATATTGTACAGCAAATATAATACAATATTTTGGGCGACCAATCAAAAATAAGAAAAAAGTAATCCAAATAATTTATTTTTCAATAAGAGGTTTGGTATTTCAAAGATAATAGCCATCTTTGCGGTGCTTGATACAACATAATAACTCTTGGGCAAAATAAAGCGAACAAATTTTGTACAAGATATTGGGAAACCCTCTAAGGTGGCAGAAAGGAAACAATCTGCGACTTCTATGCCCTGCGTATGTTGTGTCAAGCACACCTACGGAGGGTTTCTTTTTATCATAATTCGTTATAATATGCTTGACACAACGAATGAACTAATTCCAAATTTAAAAGGTATGACCTCTCTTGAAATTGCAGAGGTCACAGGTAAAAGGCATGATGCTATCTTACGAGACATCAGGAATTTACTCAAGCAGGGAGTAGCTGCCCACAATTTTGTGGAGACCTATTACACTGACAAATCTAATAGGAAAAGTCCTTGTTTCAATCTCACCCCAAAGAATGGCAATTAAGCAATATATTTAATAGAAACCTTTGTAATTTATACTCTGTCTAAATAACGAAATCCCTTTGCAGATTGACAAAATGTTGTTATATTTGCGGTGTCAACAAGTTCATAAGAGAGGTAAACTCTTATGGCTCTATCCATATAGAGTTATTTTTTTGCCAATACATATTAATAAGTAGTATCGTATAAAATTAAGATATTGCGCCTACCGAGTGGAGATACGGAAACGCCTCCGACATTAATCTTATGGATTTGTTGACAGCTCGTAGTAGGTGCATTTTTTTGTTATGTCAACAAATCCTATTCAAGTCCTAAAACAAACAGAATTGCTTGGACATCAATTCACAGTTTACGGAACCGCTGAAAACCCATTATTCTTAACAAAGGAAGTTGCAGATATAATAGAATATTCTGCAAGCAATTCAAGTAAACTAACCAATCTTGTAGATAGAGACGAAAAGGTTCGTAACATTATTACGACCCCCGGTGGAAATCAAGAAGTTTGGCTGCTAACAGAGGACGGTTTGTATGAGGCTTTATTTCAATCCCGAAAACCAATCGCCAAAGAATTTAAGAAAGGAGTTAAGGAAATTCTAAAAACCATCCGCAAGACCGGTGGATACATCGCAACCAAACAGGACGACACTCCCGAAGAAATCATGGCACGTGCACTCATAGTGGCACAGGAAACAATCAAAAGAAAAGAAGAAAGGCTAAAGCAGCTTGAAGAAAAGAACGCCAAGCTCCAGCCTAAAGCCGACTTTGCCGAAGCTGCCTTCAGGGCAGAGGGTAAGGTAGACATAGGTCAAGCCGCAAAGATACTCAATCTCGGTTTTGGGAGGAACACCCTTTTCGGGAAGCTAAGGGATGCGGGCATATTCTTCAAAGACAGGAACGAGCCGAAACAAAAGTATATTGACGCAGGCTACTTTGAAATGACGCTGTTGCCGCCAATACGCAGAGACAACCACCCTGACATATTATGCCAAAAGGTGTTTTGCAAACCAAAAGGTCTTGCTTATATTAACCATCTATTTGGCGGAAAGCCTTCTGATGGGAAAATAGCAAAAATCAAATAGCATTGAAGCATAAACATTTACAGGTACGGAGTAATGACGTACAGCTATAACTATACCCAAAAACATATTGCCACGTAAACAAGCATAGATGCACGTTGAGGTTCGACCAACGTTCACGTTATGATACCCCGTCAGCAATACGGCTGGCGGGCAGATGGCAGAAATAACGACTAAAACAAATATTCATCTATTATGGAAATCAGCACAGCAATGATGCAACACATCCTCCGATTGACGGAAGGATATACGGATTTATTGAACGAACTTAAGGAAGTCAAGGCGGAACTTGCAGAACTCAAAGGAGAAAAGCCCAAGAAGCCGACAATTCATGAAACCAAATACCCACACATGAGTATAATAACCAGGAAATGATTGTATAAGGCGGGAGTTATCCCGCCTTTGTTCTGTTTTTAATATTTTTCAATTTAAAGGCAGAAAAATTACGGGGGTTATACAAAAAACAGTGTTCTTTTTTTAATATCAGAACCAAACATATTCAATCAGTTTCCCGTTGAACATTTCGCCTCTCGGGCAAAAATTGAAAACCCCGTCTTTCTCATAAAGGATATATACTTTCCCCTCCATCTTTGCGGCTTTTCTTGCAAGCGAACGCATCTTAGCTATATCTGCCATTCTCTTTTTGTTTTCACACGCACATCCCATTATAAACCGAATTTTCTAAAATAATCCGCAATACCTTGCTTTATATGCCTTTCCATGAATGCCTTTCTTGCATAAGAACCGACCTTGTAAATCGCCTGTCCGTATTTCTTTTCTATATCACCGCTAAAGCTTATCCCCACACTTTCAATCCTCAGTCCCTTATCTATCGGTACGGCTGTAATAGAATCGTGAAATTCACCCGTAATTATCAGGTTTGGCGTCCCTTTTGAACTTACAGGAGCGTTTATCAGCGAAGAATACATAAGCGGGGCTACCCTTTGCTTGAAAGCTGCATAGCCTTTGGCGTTCTTATACCAATACCCCGCTTCTTTGGTATTGAAATACGGGTCATTAAGGTAAGTAGGGCGTAATGGTTTATCATTTCCGTTAATACCTGACCATAGTTGTTCTACAATATATTGGGAAACTTCTTCTCTGTTTTTTACCATAATATCCCGTATCATCGGTTCAAATCCGGTAGCAAACCGTCTGAAATTTTCTTCTGCTTCAATAATGTTAGCCATAGTCAAGACAATTTAGGGGCGAATGAACGCCCCTAATTAAACGATACCACCATCATAATATACAATCATCTTTTTTCTGTCTTGCCGCACCGGAAGATGCTATATCATCGTAGATGGACGAAAGGGTTTTCTCCCTTTCTTCGGGCGGTCGGTCAAGAAAAAACACATTCTTATGTGTGTTTATGAAGTCCCTCTTCTTCATATTTCTCACCCTCTCCTCATTGAATGTTACACCTTCTACTATCATGTCCAAGCCTCAATACCCGTAATTCCAGCTTCTTGCAATACAGAGGGAGATGCAAGGGTAACGGAGTCCTCGCCAACGGTAGTAATGACCCCGTTAGCATAAGAAGCACTTGTCGCCCCGTCCAACACTTTTTCTGCATTCTTTGCCAGTAATTCACCGTAATACTCCGTAATATCCAAATTTCCGAAGTGCTCAATCAATTTATACTTGTTTAATTCTGTTGATACCAAATCAACATATACCAATCCTTTCAATGCGTCAACGACATCAAAATCATAAGCTCTCACATCCGCGTTCTTAATATACTTTTCGTAATCCTTGAACATGGTTGCGATAGTCAAGTTGGCTTCTGTGCCAGAAGAATCCCAGTCCTGACCGCCCGGATAAACGCCGGACTGTGGAATGCCCGCCAAATCTTTCGTACCGTCATTCATTCCGTAAATGACGTTGTTCTCATCTACAAAATAAGCATCAAATGCCACATTCTTTGCCACCATGATGTTTGCTTTCAAGCTGGCATCGTAGTCCTGCAAAGTCCATACATCATTTTTAGCTGAATAGCTTGTGATTTTAGTAGGGCCATATCCCGTAGCGGAAGTTTGCGCCTCTCCACCGGAAGGTGCATATTCCACAATCGTTTTGATAGGGAATATTCTTCCCGGACGGTCTGCATGGCAAGCCTTTTCAAAGGCTTCCGCTGTATTCTCTGTAGGTATCTTATGACCGTGAATAGTCAGTATGATAGCTTTTATTTTACCGGGGTCAAGCACACACACGGAGCTACCCGTATTAAAAGTTGCAACGCCCGGACACTTTCTATAATCTGTTGCCATAACATTTTACTTCTTTAATGGTTAAATTTACATTTTTCATCTCGATAGCATCAATAAAATCACTGAATGGCTTCCCGTCTTCTCCTATTACCCCAACCCTGCCATATCTGTAGTTTTCAATGTAGGAATGTGGAACCACTTCATTGTAACTACGGACAATGTTTATGTCTTTCTTGATTTCATCCAAGAAAAGATTGTATATAGGTCGCAATACCTGCTCAAAGGAAGTCTTTTGCCGGTCTTCATTCGAATACCCTTTCAAAGTGTTTACCATAATAATAAACTCCAGGCTAACCTCAGTCTCGGCAGAACTTCTATCTTCCGTGAACGGAGAATAAAGACATATTATAGGAAACTTCAATTTACTTGTCTTGGGACTTTTACCCCATAAAGTTAATTGATTGCTTATGTAGGCCCAGTCTCCGAATAAAAACGACACATTGCTTCCGTATCTTTCCGATACCTTTTTTACAATGTCCGCAAATATATCATTTACCGGCTTCATATTCCCATACAGTTTATTTTACGTAACATACATGGATTGAAACATACACCAGCATATTCCTTTCCTTGCAAAAGTTTATAAACACGCTTGTTCATATTTACCATATCATTCCATGCCCTAATTTGCAAAACTTGTGGAGAAACAGCATCTCCATCGGCAGAAGTTACTGTTCCCACATTTGTTACGCTGTAATTACCGTCCGCTATATACTTGAAAAATATATAGCAAGCAATAGGGCTGTATTTTTCTGATAAAATAGCAAGCAGCCTATCCCATTTATCATCAACGCCATCTTCTTTTGAATTAAGATAATCGGTAAAAGCCTTACACATATCCTCACCAAGTATACGAATCAAATATTCCTGTTCATATACGGAAATATATGATTCTATTTTGCCCAACTCCGCATCTCTTGTTATAGAGGGAGCGCCAGTGTCAGGATTTATCCCGACACTCAGCAACCCGGTGAAAGATTCGTAGTCAATTATCATACCGTATCTTTTTTCGCAGATTTACGTTTAGTGAACAACTCCTCGCAACCCAACGCTTTGGCATCATTAATCAGTTCGTTTGTTGCTTCAATTTTACCCTCGGCATAAAACTTGCTCGCAAGAGCCATTCCGACTGAAACTTCATCGCCTGTTTTATACTTCACACCATCCTTGACAAATGTTACATTATAACGCTTAGTCAGGTTTATTCTATATTCTTTTCCCATAATTATTCTCCTTATGTTTCTTGAGTGATACCTTCTATTACAGAAGAGAATGTGTCCTTTACAAATGCGGTCTTATATTGCGACTTGATATAACACATCAGCCTCTTCTCTGCGATTACAGTCACGATATTCTTGCGGAAATCGTCATTCTCCCATCCTAAGGTAATAGACAATTCCCACAAGTCACGAATGTTCAAGTATGAGAAATCACCCATGATGAAATCTCCTTGTTTTACTGCTGTGGTCGTTTCTACACGCAATCCCTGAATCAATTCATCTCCATATCGGAATGGGCGGAGATATTGACCGTTAGCATCCTTAGCCAACTGCATGGACGCGTAATCCAATGGGTTCATCAGTACAAGGTTCGGACGATAAGCCATTTCGCTGGTGGATACAATTTGCGAATATGCAGCCACAAGAGCATCAAACATATTTGGCTTCTCAACATAGAAAGTAGAGAGAGAGAATGCCGGCATATCCGATGCAACGCCTTTTATTTCTCCACCAGAGCCTTTGCCTGACAAAATTCCCTGCTCTTCTTTGATTCCAAGTTTATTTACCATTTCCGTTTCAACTTCATTGACGAAGCTGGGAAAATCCGACAGCGTTTCCTCTGTAAATTTAGCAACAATAGCCACTTTGGCAGCGGTTATTGTTTTTTCTGTCAATGTCGCATCCATCAAAGGCTTTAGCCCACCTTCAGGAACCCATGCAGCATCTCCGTCCTTGCTTGTATATTCCGCATAAACCAAAGCCCTATTATTTGTGCTTGATACATTTGCATATTTTCTAATGACGGTTTGCGCTCTCGGATTGACTGATAAATTTGGGTCAACCTCAAGTCCGTAATGCGGAGCAAGGGACCCGGAAGTAATAGTTGCAGCGTCTTTCTTTTCCAGCACAAGATTTAATCCCAACTTATTGCCGGGAGCCGACTGACAAGCCGATTTCAAATCAAGAGACATAACGCCCTTCTTGTCCGCAGCAATATACTCCTTGAGCTGTTCGTGTAGCTGCTCATAAACAGATTTAATCTTTACCTCCCCGTTTTTACCTACTTCGGTAGAAGCCTTTACACGTAAAATGGCATTCTCCAATTCATTAACCTTCTCTTCAAAAGTCTTTTTGTCAATGCCGGCAAAATCCTTTTCCTTGATGTCATTTATGGAATCAGCGGCATCCTTTATGGATTTACGCAAATCTTCCAATTTCACTTCATCCGCAAGATAGCCTTTCACTTGTTTTTCAAAGGCTTCTCCCATTTTTTCGTCCAAAGATTCAAAAAACTTCTTGTTTTCTTCGGACAAGCCGGATGTGTCCATAAGTTCTAAAAATCCTAATTTCATACCGATTTTAGTTTTAATAAATTACATAATGATTTTTCTTCCGTTTTGCCATTACTGCCGGCTTCCATCCCTTTGGGTGGAGCAGGTATAACACCGTCCGGCCTAAAAGATGCAAGTGACATTGCTTTGGCTATAATTTTTTGCAAACGCTGTTGCTTGGTTGTACTCATATTTTTACATAACAAGGAAATTTCACCGCTTAAATCCTTATAAGCGTTTTCGTAGTCTTCAATTGACTTCAACCCCAAATACTCGGTTTCTCCATTACAGCCAATTGATACCACCGATATTTCATACAGCTTAACCTCTCTAACAATCAGGGCTTCTTTTTCGTAATCCCATTCGCAATTCTCCCATACATATTCATAGCCAATAGAGAATTGATTAAGCGTGCCTGACTCAAGTTGTTTTATGGCCCTATCTCCAAGTTCAATCTCATCAATGCGCGCCTCAAAATAAAGCCCTCTATCATTTTCTTTCAATTCTGTAATAAATCCCAAAGGCTCTGACATGTCGTGCATCCAAAGGAGTATAATTTTGTCATTTGCCTGGCTTTGCGGCCCTCTTTCATTGATACTTTTTGAAAAGCAACCTTTCAATAGAATATCATGAGCCTTATCCATGTTTCCGAATACAGCAGCGTATCCGCTGATAGTCCGGCTTTCGGGGCTATATTGGACATCCTTCGAGTTTATGGAGAACAATTTATACTGCATCCCCATCTTATCTTTGTATTTATTTGTCATTGTTTCCATTTTCCTTACTGTTATTGACGTTATTTTCAACAGATGCACTGCTTGCTGCATTGCTATCAAAATCTCCTTTTGGATTATCCGGGTCAATATCTATGTATCTTGCAACTTCTATACGTGCCTCATCATGTGTTATCAAAGACTTATCTATCAATCTCTGTAAGGCATCAGCAACTTTAACCAATGTATTGGCTTCTGTCTCCTTATTGGTTTGAAGGCATTCAACATCTGTAAAATCAATCTTAATAAAAACACCTTCCGGACATATGGCTTTTGAAAGACATTCTGCTATCTTTCGGCTATCTGGAATGATTACGTCCTGATAAGCCTTTTTCCCAGCACTTTCAAGGTTGTCGTATTTGGCATCCGTAAAAAGATTGGCATTTATGCCCATTGCATTGGCAATCTTATCTGTACACCTCTTATCCTCTTCATGAAGTTTTAATTCATCAGCATTAAAATCAAGAGGAAGCCATCCTAATTTGTAACGTGTCACCAAAATGGGATATTCCTTGTTTACTAAGCCATAATCACGTTTAAATCTGTCCTTTATATCCTTTTCATCTTCCGAGGAAAGGGCAACATTTCCCATCTGGTCAGTATAATCATTATAGAGCACGCCTTTAGGACCACCATTTACAAGCAATGTATGGCTTGCAGACATAGAAGCTACCCAGTTTGATATAGGCTGAGAAAGGCTATCTGAAACGGACTCAAATTTGACATCAGCAGTCGCACCGCTATTTATTACTATATTGCTGTCATATATTACAAGATATTCATAGTCCTCCAACTCTAATCGAGTTCCGTTACAGTCTATATATACACTTGATATAATATTTTTCAGTTCGTATTGGCGAAACACCTTACCGGTTCCTTCCATATGGAAAATCTCAGGTGGAATTATCCACATTGCCTTAGGAGTGCTTGTTTTTGTCGCTCTAACAAGAACAATTGGACAATAGCCGAATACCTTAAGACATATTTCAATTTGCTTTACAAATGAAGAGAATGTTTGCAGCGGATTGGGAGCGTTGAGTATATTACGTATATCGGCAAATGTCCTTTTTTCATTTCCATCCTTATCTACCACATAAGGAATACCACGGGACATCATAGAACCGATTTTATCAACTACAGTGAAGAAAGGCGTACAGGAAACAAGCGCTCCGGCTTTATCCAAATTGTCAGTCATGTCATAATATACTTTCCATTTGGAACGCCTTCCAAACAAATCGGACAAAAACCAGTAGTTTCCTGCTGCATCTCTTTCTACCCGATTTACATTATCATACATCGGGATAGACTTTTTATTTTCTGGCTTCCAAAATTTAGTAAATATGCCCATATACAAAGCAGGAGTGACAGCAAATAAATGCGGCCACTCCCATATATTTAGTGTTTTAGTCCATTAATACGGTTGCGTGCAACTTCACACGCTTGTAGTGACCCTACGTGTGCAAATATATATATTATTTAGACTAATTCCAAATAACAAACAGCATTTTTATGATTATTTTTTTGATTTTCTTTTTACTCTATCCGCTATACAACACAATACATACATTGCTTCATAGACATCTTTGCCGTCATAGTCCATTAGATTACGCATAAATAAGGACATTTTATTATCTCTCTTGAATTTAAAATCTCGAATTAGCCCCTTAAATGCTTCAATATAAGAAAGTTTCCCTGTATTTTCTTGCCTTGCCCACACATCACCTATTTCAGCCCTATAATCGCGTATATAATGAAGCATCGCCTGCGAAGTCTCAATGTTTACATCGGCACCAGCGACCAGCGCGGCGATTTCTTTGATGGGAATCAATTCTCCTATATACGCATCGTCCACATATATTGTATCATGTACAACATACGCTTTCGCATACAGAAAACGCCCATTAAGCAGTGGATGTATTTCTACAATTGGAATGCCGGAAAATGCGACTGTCGCAGCCTCATAGCTGTCATATTCAAAATCTCCGCGTTTTTCTACGGTTCCGGTAAGAGCATCTGCCCCATCATCATGTGCGTTTTTCCCGAACTTCCTAAAAGATTTTATCTCTGCATAAAATTCAGGAAAGAGCACTTCCCAACCTTCCGGCATATATGTAAGATTCATAACCTCAGCGGAGCGGGTAAATATTCGAACTTCCTTATTCCCCGACTGATGAAACCATTTTATTTCTGTTTCATTATTGCCCATTATGCGTGATTGCCGCTCTACGTTTCGGGCAAAACCACGTCCACCGTTATTGCTTTCGATATTAGCCACGGTTATTCCGTCCTTAGCAAGCATGGTTGCAACTTTCGGCTCCGTAACCTCCATAGGAGCGTCCGTATACAGTATGCTTAAAATAAAGTTGCCTATTTCTGTATCCACATAATCTATGGAACATAATCTGTCACTGCCCGTATCTGCGGTATCGGTATAATTTTTCCGAATGGCACGGTTGGTATATGGTATTTCCCTATAAGTCTTGAATGTACCGTACATAAGACCTTCTATAGGTGTAGGGTTCTGCATATATTGTGTTTCAAAGACGAATGGATTTATTCTATTAAGATTATGCAATTCATCCAATGTGTGTTTAAATTCCCACAAAGGAAATTCTTTCCCGTCCGCTTCTTTTTCTATGACCGGCAATGAAAGGACAGTCCATTGCCCTGGCTCTGTTTTCATAAGATAGCCGCACAAATCATTCTCATGCAGGCGCTGCATGATTATTACAATCGGGGTGTTTCGGCTGTTCACTCGGTTACGGATAGTAGTTTCAAAGCGTTGGTTAACCTTTTCCCTTTTCACGTCAGACAAAGCGTCCTCCGGCTTAATAGGGTCGTCTATGACAATGGCGCCGGAAAACCTTGTCCCCTTTAATATGCTATCTATTTCTTTTTCTGTTTCTTTATCATCTATATCGTCCACCTCTCCAGCGCCAAATCCCGTTATCTGTCCACCTGTTGACACCGCATATACACCACCGCCAGCTGTGGTACTCCACTTCTTTTTGCTGTCTGTTCCTCTCTTTATCTGGACATACGGGAACAACTGTTGATACTCTTCTGATTTAACTATGTCTCTAATCTCTTCTGAATTATCGTGAGCCAAATCGTCAGAATATGAGAGATGGACAAACTTTGAGGAAGGGTTGAGTGCCAATCCGTATGATATAAAGTTCTTTACGGCTAATTCGGTCTTTCCATATCGTGGTGCAATATTGATTATCAGTTTTTGAATTTTTCCGGAAATAACATCATCCAACGCATTACATATGCGTTCATGGTGTCTGCTCACCACAAATTTGCGCCCTGTTTTACTTTTAAAGAAAAATTTTGTGTAATTGAGAACGCCCGACATACAAAATGCTTGTAGATACCGTACACCGTCCATCATAGCCTTTCTATCAGTTTCTTTGCTTCCTCGACACTTATGGGTTTGCTGGTATTCATCTCTATTTCGGTAGGCTCATCAAACCCAAGCATTTTACATATACGCTCAATAGCCTTTATCTTATCATAAAGTTCTATCTTCACATATTCAACATCTACAATTTCCGGAGCATCACTTGTTCCGATATTTTTTTTCAATATTTTGGTGGATATGCTTTTTATTGCTGATTTCTCTTTGTCAGAGAGTTCATCAAATTCTTTACGCTCTATCCATGTGTTGTGCATGCTGGCAATGGATGAGAAAGCTATACTGGACAATTCTTGTAGAATGCGTTCTTTAGTTATGTCTGATTTGTTTTTTTGTTCTTCCTGCAACTCTTTAACCCTTTGGGCTACATTTGGGTTAGACAACAATTTGCAAGATTCTTCCCACACTTGTTTGTCTCTCATCTTCTCGCACGAATAGGCACGACGATAAGCATCAGAAGCATTGCCACTTTCGATGTAGTAGTTGCAAAAATTCTCTTGTTTGATTGTAAGTCCTTTCATGTCTTTTCGTTAGTATGGGAAGCATGCCACTTGACATGCTTTCGCAAAGATATGTAATTATTTGGAATATCATACCTATCTATCCGAAATAACTGGTATAATTATCGAAAATATTTATCTCCCCACTTCCTTATTACTTCTTAAAAACATTTACATAATCGATAACTTTCCGATTAGCTTTATCTACTTTTCGCATGTCAAAATGGATATAGATGTCAGTCGTTGTGCTGTTCGCCCAACTATGCCCAAGCGCGTGGGCGATTACCTCTTTGGGGACATCGAGCTCTGCCGCTACCGTGGCCCATGTGTGTCTTGCCCAATATGAAGACAAATCAGGGAATAAAGGATTTCTACTCTTTTTCCCTCCCAAACCCTTCCTGTCTGTCTCTCCAATCTGTTTTAACCCTATTCCCATACGATGCAGGAAATCCTTGTAATTTCCGTATTCATCCATTATATTAAGAAGATAATCCTTCCCTTTGTATTTCTCAATTATAGCCTGCGCTTCCGGTTCTACTTTAATACTGTATAATTTCCCCGTCTTAGCTCTTTTATATTCAAAACGACCATTTACCAATGCAGAATGTTTTGCGTTGAACAAATCGGCTGCATTTACCCCTATGAGATAGAACATGAGCATGAACATATCCCTATATCTAATCTGGTATTCTTCACATGGATAATCTCTCAATAACCTAAGTTGTTCTGCTGTAAGGCTGCGTTTTCGGGTTTCCTCTTTCTTTATTGAAAACCTTCTGAATGGATACAGTGTTGTGTACTCCTCATCAATGGCGTAGTTGAATACACTACGTATGTTCCGTAAATGAATAGCATAGGCGTTAACCTTCATCGTCTTTGCCATCCACGCTTCAAAGTTTTCCAGCCATGACTTATCCATGCTCTCAAAAGTACAATGACTATCGTATTCCTCAATCTTGTTTCTTGTGGTTGTATATATAGACTTAGTCCCCTGATTGGTTTTCTTGGAAACGAATTCATCAAGATAATAGAGAAACGTCTTTTGATTTTCAACCTTGCTACTTATAGCGTCCTCTATCAACTTCTTCAAAGCTTTGTCTGTAGTTGATTTCAACTTTTCTTGTTGCTCTAAAGTAAATATTACTGTTTCCGCCTTGTTTATTATTCCACGGGCAACTATATTCCTCGGCTTGTAATTTTGTGCACGCACAGAATATTCATTCCCATTCCATTCTTTTTCCGATGCACTTAGCTGCGTAGCTATCATTATTTGTTTGTTGTGGAATACATTCAACTTTATCGGATAAGTACCATCTTTTTTTTGCCTTCTTTTATCAAGGTAGAATTTAACCGTTGCCATATATCTATGTTTTTAGTTTATGCAAATCTGAAAATTTGCATAGAATTTGCATACAAAGATAAGATTAAAAGGGTTTAAAAGGGTCTAAAAGCGGAATGTTATTCAGCATATATAAAAAAATAAGCAGCTACTTTATTTGTAACTGCTTGATTTTCAAGAGAGCGGAAAACGGGACTCGAACCCGCGACCCTCAGCTTGGGAAGCTCTTTTTTAGTGCATCTAAAATACTATATATCAAATATTTATTTTACATACAAAAATAATTTGCATATAATTTGCACAACAAGATTACTGCGTGTTATATTACAAACTTATGCAGCCGTTCCAATCTCATGCAAAAACTCCGGAGCTAAATCTGCCCCATTTGCCCATTCTATAGTTGTGTGCGTCAATCCGTATTGGATGAACTTATCCTTATCCAACAATTCCCCAAACACTTCTCCTGTAAGGTATGGTTTTAAATCAACCTTTTTTTTGCTTCCGTCACTGAACGTTACAAGAAGCTCATAATCTTTGATATAATCTACATCTACTACTCGTAACATAAGCATCTATTTTAAAGGTTCTATTTTATTCAGTTTATCCCCTTTTTGAGCCTTTTCCCACAAAGTAAGGATTTCCGTTTCATGCAAATCCATCCATTGGTTAACTTTGGCAATTACCTTTGCCGGTGCTTGTCCGTCTACAATTCTGTCCAAGACGCTAATGGAGCATTCATAATTACCATAAGTAAAGTGAATATGAGGGGGATTGTGGTCTCTCCAATAAAGGCTTACGATAATTCCAAAAAATCTACATATTTCAGGCATAAATTATATTTTATACAAAGGTAAGCAAATATTCCAAACGGTCAATCAATCCACCTTTATTTTTATACTCTTTCCACAGTTCGGGCACGTGATAGAGACTCCTTTAGATTTTCGCCCAATCTATTATATACCGTAAATCAATATATATCTTATTTTACATAAACCAAATGATGAAGCACATTTCCGCTTTTTGTATCAACTTCCGCCAACCTGGCTACCTAAAATTTTCATATTATAAATTTTCTTTTCCTTTACCTTTCCGCCTTTCAGTATTGCGACTTCTTGCCTCAGTTGTGCAACTTCGTTCAGTAATTTCTCATACGCTTCTGCGAGACGGAGCATGTGCTTCATCATTAGATTTACATTTTCATTCATTATATTTCAAATTAATAATTTGTGTCCTGTCGAAATAAAATATCAACAAGTTTTACATTAAAAATGTTTTATTTCAAAACATGTTTGTAAACATATATATTAAACAGCCTTTCTTCTCTCACTGAATAGGTCTTGTATTTCTTCCACAGATTTGTTCAGAGCGTTAAATCGCCTTTGTAAATCCTCAAATTGCGCTTCATACATGACTACTGTCGTTTCATACATTCGCTTCCAGTATTCAGCAGTTTCCGGAGATGGCAAATCTTCTACATCTTTTTCAGACAAAGACGAATGTGAAGTTTCATTGTCAAGGAACATTGGACCTTTGCCGGTGAGGATGTAGTTGGCGTTGACTTTATACATTTGACAAAACTCTTGTAACGTGTTCATAGACACACCGCATATTCCACGTCTTATTTTAGACATGGTGGCCTTTGATAAATTTTCTAAAGTGTTCCACACCTTATAATCGGTAAGTTCCAACTTTTCTATCGTCTCTAAAAAACGATAAGTGTAATCGTTAAACGCTTCATTATTAATATCATGTTCGGCATTATTTTTTTCATTGCCCAAATAGATATATTTCATATTTGCATCTGGAAAACATTCTGCAAACTTAGATAAGAACTTCTTGCTTGGCTCTTGTATCCCCCTTTTTATTTTAGTGAACATAGCCTCTTTAACCCCAGTGCTCTTCGCTATATTATAGAAAGATGCTCCCATCCTTTCGACTTCTTCTAGAAATCTTTTTGTTAAATCACTAAGATTTGCTTCGTTTTTATTTTTACTTTCCATTTTAGATAGTATCTTTGCACACGTAACAAGTAGCAGTTGTTCGATTGACATTGTTTATACTTACCCCTTTCCGGGCTAATTATATGAGATGAATCCTGTGATAGCTGCTACCTATTACGGGATTCATTCTTTATATAAAATACAATCGGTCAATGGACATACTTAATATACCAATAGATATAATCAAAAGATACAAGGCAAGCAAGGCTGAAAAAGAATTGCTTGCCTTTGCTATTGGCATCAAGTGTCTGTATTCAAATTCTGTACTTACCGATGTAACCCCTTATAAAGTGATGAAACTGTTTCATGTTTCTCACGATAAAGCCAAACGCCTTATTAACGGAGCGTTAAACGACAGTTTTCTGTTTTCCGTAAAAGGAGGCAGCTTTCTTGCAAACACTTTTAAAAGCAAGGAAATCAAAAGGTCAATAGGGCGTACGCCTTTTATTTACACCTCTGATTATTGCTATAAACTGAATAAGAAGGAATATTCAATTCGCATGCTTGTGCATGAGCTGAACTGTATTATGCTTCTTTGTGCAGTCAATTCTATTGATAGAGACAACTTTCCGCAGAGTAACGGGAAACCGAAACAAAAACGTTGTGCCCTTACCAAGGATTTGACTTTGCGCAAACTTGGAAATATATCCGGTTCAAGCAAAAGTACCGCACACAGACTGATGAATGAAATGTTCCGAAACGGAGTAATCTCCAAGACAAGGGCGCACGGGGAAATGGTTATCCATACCGTGAATGCCAACACCGTTGAAGAGTGGCGCAAAAGAACGGGAAGGAAACATTTTATCTATAACCCCAAAGACGGAAGCGGATGGATTGTCATTCCTTGTTCTTACTCTATATGCGACAGAGGGACTACCGAGAAATATAAGCACGTTATTTATAATCACAAGAAGCGTGTAGAATCATCAAATCTCAAAGTGTCCAAGCATCCTGTTTATGAGAATCCGTTTGATAATCCCATTAACGCTGCTTATTTATGATATTTCTATTTTGGGAACATATATTATTTACAGAGAGAATGGGATTACATGGCGTATATAAACACATACGTGCGTGATAATTTAATATATAAAATATCAAGACAATGAGTAGATATTATACATTGAATTTGAATAATAACCGATTGTACAACATTTCAAAGAACGAATTATGAAAAATGAACCTAATTACACAATTACAATTTCCCGTAGATACGTTGAGGGAAAAAACAGCCTTAATGTAGAGAGAACCGTTACAAACGCCGAAGACGGTGAAGTAATATTTCATTCACTGCATGAAATTAGCAGCGACAGTGAAAAAGAATCACCTATTACGTTTCTTGAAAAACATTTAGGGCTGTACCCTCCCGAAAGCAAAAGCCAATGCAGATGTAATAGATGCCGCAATTTCAGTGATGGTTTTTACTTTCTCCGAAATGGGCGGTTCCACCGTTTTTTTAAGAGATTCAAGTTCAAGTTTTAGTCTCTCCAAATCATTTGAAAGTATTTTGTCTTGCATCTTAAATCCCCCATAGCGGTAGAATGTATCCAATTTTGAATTAAGATATATTTTACCGCCATTCTTATAACCTTCAATTTTAAGCATCCCCATATCTTCAAGTTCAATCATCACTTTTTCAAATTGCACCATACTGATATTAAGGTCTGGGACATTTTTATATTCAAAATAAAAACCATTTCCTTCTTTATTAAGAAGTTCATGCACTATTTTATCCTTTTCCTCCGGCATTATTACCTTAGGATGCTCCTTTCTCCCCTTCGATGCTGTCCTAAACTCAAACATAACAATATATTAATCAGAGTTTTACTAAAAACATGTTTTATAACATATAAAATACTAACTAAAAAAGAAAGTATTTCTTTGTGCTTTCTAAAATAGATAGTATCTTTGCACTGTTGTTTTAAACAACGTTTTAAGCAAGGCTATAAAACTAAAGTAAATACAAAGATAAGAAAATAAATAAAGAAAGCAAATATGAAGTACGATTTATCAGACATAATGAAAAAGGCTCACAACTTCTACAAGACCGGAAAATACACCTGGTCTGAAAGCTTGAAAAAGTCATGGAAGATGGCAAAGTTTTCTGTCCGCGTAAAAGAGGAAATAGCCAATATGGTAGACTATAAGTCTGCTGACGATAAAGCGTTCACTAATAGATTGAGAAAGGAGAATGAAGGCTATAAGCCGGCAAAAAGAAGCGCCTATGATAATTTCAATGCTCCGGCTTCCGTCTATTATACTTCTAACAACAGAGGGCGTTTTGGCTCTTGTTTCGTGGGTGATTAACAATAAAAACAATTAATAAAATGACTGATTGGGCAAATATTGTAAAGGTAGTTTCTGCAACTAAAACATTAGAGTATCTCCCGTTGGGAAAGCCTAAGGGAATAAAACATAAAGATATTACTGAGACTGTTATACGTTCTACTGTCACTCGGTTGTCAAAAAAAGGGTATTCGTTTTATGTAAAACCGACTTTTTATGGTACAGAAGTAACAAGAATTAAATAAAATTTCCTTATGAATATCAACAGAATATCAAAACAGACAGCCATGTTTGCAATAGGATTTATCGGCTTCTTATTCCTTCTCGGCATCGCAGGTAAATCAGATTATAATCAGGAAGTCATATACAACATGACGGAAACGGCTTACAATGTTATTGTAGATTCTCTCGGCGAAGGTTGTAGCGATACTCAAATCGTAAAGACTTATTTAAATAACAAAGAATATTACGACAGTCTAAGTTGGTAGGTTATGGGAAGAACGAAATCTGTAGGAAAGGTAGAGCCGGTCAACAAACTATGGCTTTCCGCTAAGGAAGCAATGGCATACTTAGGATGCAGTGATAAACTGTTGGAAAAACTAAGGAACAATGCCGAAATATCATTTTCCCAATATAACAAACGTACCATTTGGTACGACTTGAAAAGCATTGAAAGGTTCATAGAAAGAAACCGCGTTGTGTGAACAACGCTCCTTCCTCTTAGCTCAGCCAGGCAGAGCATCGCTATGGTTACTTGTTCGAAGGTTTAGTATCCGGTAATTTCCGGTTAGCGAAGGTCGCACGTTCGAGTCGTGCAGAGGGAGCAAAATACATAGTTCTTTGACGTATTGAATGTGAAATAAGGTTTAAGTATCTGATATTTAGACTTATTTCAATATAACCAAAGATTACGGATAGCGGAAACGCGGGGACTCCGTATAGGCTTGGTTATCGTGATTGTCTCTTCGCACCGAAATGTCCTACGGTAGAGAGTATGCGGTTTGGGCGTCCGTATCGCAAGAGACAAAGGTCATAAAGACAACATAAGCGTCCGATACAATCTTAAATCGGTATAAAGTATGCGGTGGTAATGAAAGGCGCCCGTACACGCTTATTATATATACTCCCTTCCCGTCAAATTCGGGCACGCTGAAAAGCCAAACACGTATTGTTGCGTTGAAGGGAGCAATGCTTAATGAATAATGATATGAGAAAGGTAAAAACATTTACGGATTTGGTATTTAATCCACATGCTTTTAGCAAGGAGGCACGTCATCTTCCTTCTCCGCTTCGTGAGGAATACATGGAGGCAAAACACGCTGTAATGCGGTTTGATAATGGCTATGGAATAAGTGTTGTAAAAGGAGATATGTTCTATTCTAACGGTATAGATACTTATGAGGTTGCTGTCCTTAAAGATGGTGCTATTTGTTATGATACCTCAATTACAGATGATGTAATTGGTTATGTAAATGCAGATGAGGTATCTAATATAATGAAACAAATTCAAGAATTAAAATAGAGAATTCCCGTGGCTCTCAATAGATGTTTGAGAGTAGTAAGGCAACCATCGGAACGCTCA